GAATTAAGGAAGGTACTTCAAGGTATAAGGAACAAGCTAATGTTTGTATACTTAGACTTGAAGGAGTAGAAAATCCAAAAATAAACTTTGCCATTGGAAAGGATATTTGTTGGCCTACCAAATTTCATTATTTAAGAATACTTTTAGATAATCTTAATAATCCGGAATTTGCCTCACGAAGGATCGTGGATCAATTTATACGCACAATATTGGGCGTAAATAGGATTCCAGAAGATTACAAAGCTATTAATCTCGAGACTATAACAGTTAAAAACCGTTTAAAGAAGAGTGTAATACAAGAATTTGAGGATTATATTTGTTTTAGAATAAAACATCCCAAATTCGGCTTTCGTAAAGCTTCTACACCAGAATTTTGTAAATTTGGTGTACGTCCAAGTGCAAAAACTGCAGCCTTTGGTCCTAACGGACTTCTAAAGTTAAGTTCTGCATCTTATGAAGCGGGTATGCTGATGATCAATGATCTCGGTAAGCACTTCAAAGAACTTTGTAAAAATACTGGAAACATACCATTTTATGAATATGTTGAACGTATTGGAACGAAGTATAATTCATCTTATAATAATTACATTAGTAATTTATCAAAGATTCCGAAGTCTGAAAGGCCTATAGATATTATCTCTAGGTCTACACCAGAAGGTAAGAGGAAATTAAAACACCAAAAAAATAAAACAAAACGTTTTATTAGGAAAGTTTTAACTAGCTCTATAGGTAAAATTAAAACTGATTCAGTTTTAAATACCGAATCTGTACGGACTAATTTAAAGGAAATTCCTTTAAATAAAGTTAAAGATGTAAGTTTTTTAAGTGACCCTTCAAAAGGAAGCTTAAGAACTATCACAGCCGTTCCAGATGTTGGTAACAAAAGCCGAACGATCGCAATATGTGACGTTTGGACTCAGTTACTCCTGACCTCATTTGAAGAGAAACTCATAGAATTTCAAGACAATATGTTTGGTCAGTGTTCCGATTTTCATAATCACCAAGGTGGTTTTAGAAAATTTCAGAACAAGATAAAGCCTGGTATTAAATCATATGATTTAACAGCATGGACAGATTATCTCCCAGCCATTTTGCAGAAAATTGTCGTTAAACATGTGTTTAATGAATCAATAGCTGACTCATGGTATGAATTAGTAGTCAAGTGTTCTTGGAATTCCAAAGAACATGATTTACCAATCACATATGGTACAGGGCAAGGAATGGGAACAAAAGGTTCTTTCATAATTGCATCAATTACGGACCATTTTATAACGGAATTACTCCTTAGTAAATGTTATCCAAATGAAGTTAGTACCACAAAAATCGAAAACCTATACTCACGTGTAGGTGACGATCTCTGGATATGGGATCCAGATGAGTTGATCTCTAAACACCTTATAGAAGACTATAAAATGTCGATCAACATGGTTAAATCCAAAAGTTCTAACACAAACAATGTTTGTGGAGAATTTGTTTCAATGAATCTAAACTACGGATGCAACGTTAGTCGTATCAGTATTAGAAACATTTTGGATACCAGACAAAGTCTATTTGACGTAATTCCTCTAATTCTCCATTTGGAGGAAAGGACTGAAATTAATATAGACGAGCTCCTAGAAAATTTATGGATAGAGAATCTTTATCCAAAAAGGACCTGGAGTGATTTGTATAAGGGATTATCTCTTGAACTAATAGTTGGAGAGAATAAACCTTATAAAGTTAAACTTCAAAAAAGTCTTTACAGATTAAATTTGAAATATAACTTTTCACAACGAGGTATAAATCCCTATGAAGAAATTAATTTTCATAAAAATTCATCTCATATAAAGTTACTTATTAAACTATATAGTTTAAACAAGGACTCACGTGAAATTAAGAGTCAAATCTTAAAAATTCGTGAAATACCTAACGATCTATCAGCCCATTGGACTAATAGTACCGTAAAAGTAAATCGTGATTCAACTATCTGGGATACTGAATTACAACTGCATGAGTTAATAACTTGGTGCCAGTATGTCGACTCGACAGACCTTCTAGACACTATTGATCCAGACATGTTAATGTACCGAATCTTAGAAAGTCTAGATGTTGAAAGTGCAAACAATTTAGCAAACCACTATCGTGATTCGTTAATTGGTGCAAGATCAGATCTTACCTTTAACAATATTGATAGGTTATCACCTGTCAGTGTTGGAAGGAAGAAATCGATCCAGTTTATAAAAATCAGTAATC